AATACGATGATAGTTATCACTATCGTGATAATCATCTTTGTAAGTTGAACGTAATGTTTGTTCTGTAAAAGTGTTTGGCATTTCCTATTCCTAAATGGTAATTACTATTTTCAAGTCTTCAATCTGGTCGTTCGATCTGGTTACTGAGGATCTATTATCTATGTATACTAAATCTCCAGTATATGGATTGAACTCTCCACCAAGTAACTTGGTTACTGTTCCTACAATACTACTGTTGCCTACTATTGATACCTGTTCACCAGAGTCAAAGGTTTTAAACCCTGTTGTTTGGTGATAAAAAAGACCGTTACCAGAATCACTTACATCATCGATGATTGCGATTGCTCCAGACACTGATCCTTGTACTTTACTTTTTTGTACAACAGACTTGACAAAGTTTGTTTCGGATGTTACAATCTTATTTAGTGCAAACCCAGTAGTAGATGTAAGAGAAGTACCCCCTGCACTATCAACTTTTGGATTTCTCATCAACATTACTTGACGGAAAATATTATCACCTGTGATAAAGTCTCCACCTTCACTATATGTTGGTTTGGTATTAAACATCATACCTTGTGACTTTAAGTCAACAACTGGATTTGATCCAATACCATTAGGTTGTCCTATAATAGCACGAGCACTACATGAGTCACCACCCCCACCACTAATAACTACGTTAGCATAGTCATATCCAGTTCCGTAGTAAGATGCACTTGAGTTACCAGAACTATCTGCCTTTACTTTGATGTCAACAATAGTCTCACCTGCACGTACCGCAAAGGCAGTAGCATTTGAACCATTACCGACAATAGTAACATCTGGGTTTGAAGTATATCCAGATCCACCATTGGTTATTTTATATCCAACGATCTGACCTTTCACTGCATTATTCTGTACAATATTTTGCTGTAGATCTTCGGCAGGTGAATCTGAGTCAACTGCTGTAACAAATGTTACTGGCATGAACGCAGAAGATAGGAACTTATCGGCACGTAACGCACCAATTGAGTACAAGAACTTCCACGTATAACCATCCGAAGTACGGAATGGAGTACCATTAGTATTACCTGTAGGTTGAATTGTTGATAGTTCAGAAGTACCATCTGTCTTCTTACCTTGCTCTAATACAATATAGATCTCGTTATTAGAGTTAATAGCATAGAATGGATTCTCTGGGAAACCTACATCCGCATCATCGTATGCGTCATAGATTAAGTTAGCAACCCAACTTCTACGTGGTAGTACGTATGATGCATCTTGAATTAGTTTAAGTGATTGAAGTGATCCACGTGCAAGACGTGTTTCACGAAGATTATTCGTAGGAACAGTAGCAATATCAGAGTCATTCCAATCTTCGGAACGACCAATACCCGCATAATACCTATTACTGGCAGAGTCATTGAAGTCTTGAAGAATATCATCAAGTACTTGTTTTTTAAATTTGTCTGTTATTACTGGCATTTTCTATTCCTATGTATTTAGTGTGCAACCAACATTGCTAACTACCACCCACTTATCACCCATCCATATTAGGGAGCATGATGTGTTTGAAGGCATAACAATATTTGCATATGTCGCAAGGTTGCTGTTTGATTCATTAATTGTTTGTTGTGCAGTACCTGTGTTTACCAGATAGTGTATTTCACCTTGAAGTCCATTAGTACCACTTGTTAATGTGTGTGTACCGTTAGTACCAGATGTAAACTTAGTTACTACATATGATGAGTTCGTTGACCCACCAGTTGAAGTAATAGCATGTGTCTTCAATGCTACTTTACCGTCTAATTTAACCGCACCAGTTCCTGTAGAACGTAGTGATAAGGATGCGTTAGACTGTCCTTCTGCCTGTACGATAGCAGGGTTATTAGAAGAAGCATTTGCAATTGTAACATGGTTAACCGCAGACGCAGAATCTCTGAAGTGAATCAGTTCGTTTGTTGAACTATCAAGAATGGCAGTACCAATCTTAGGAGAGTTAATCTGCGGTGCTTGTAGTGTCTTATTAGATAATGTCTGAGCATGACCATTAAATGTAAACTCATCATTAGTCGTAAGCAAAGGTAAAGTTACTGTACGATCTGCAACCAGTTCACTTACGGCAAACACATATTGATGGTTTGCACTTGTGTCATTGATCTGAGGAGTTGTCAATACTGGACTGGTCAAAGTCTTATTTGTAAGAGTCTGAGTGTTAGTGTCCATAGTAAGAATACCAGTGTGATCTGGAATAGTTACTGTACGAGTTCCTGTAGGATCAGTTACACGCAGTGTTGTCTTGTGAGCATTTGCAGTTGTTCCATCAAATATCATACCACTTGAATCAAACTCGATCAGTGGCATAAGAGACGAACCGTCTCCTAATTTGTTGTAAATTTCTGCGAAGTTTTGCTCAATCTTCAACGCAGTAGTACGGAGAGTATCTCCTGTACCATCGTTTGCGACTGTTCCTCTATTTAATACTTGTCTTGTCATCTCTTTTACCTAAAGATTGTTACATCTATTTATACTATAAATTTCTATTTATTGCTTCTCTTAAACTTATTTCTGAGTCTGAATCACCAACTTGTCGTGCATTACCGTCCGAATCAAGCAATTGGTTATTGTCTCCATCCACTCTATCAGTACGCATGTTCCAAGTGAACTGCTCTTGGTCAATAGTTTCTGTACTGGATATATCAAATCCAGAGTATGTTGTTGTACCATCACTATCATCATCCAACGTTGGAGAATCTGGTGTAAGGTATTCACCCAAACTTGAGTACAAGTTATCGAGGTTCTCGACTGTAAGATCCTGTACGTCATTAAGGTCATTACCACCTTTGTCGATTGCATCCGCTGCGTTACCCATGTTTGTTCTAAATAGCAATGTTCTGCCTCCTGCTGAATCTTCTCCGAGACGTGTACTTAAACCAAAATCGAATAGTGCGGTGTTCTGCTCGAATGCTAAAGGAGTTAGTGTACCTTCACCTTCCAATACGATTGGTGGTTTGATTGCTACGCCAGGGTCATACTGTAACTGATCTAAACTGGCATTACCTACTATCTGAGTAAGACCACCAAGGTACATACCTGCGGGGTGTGCCATTAACTTATACGCATCTCTCCACTGCTCAACCGATAGTTCTGATCTAATCTCAACAGCAAACGTTTGATATAGTTTGTTGTCTGTCAAATACCTTGCTGATTGTGCACCAATTTTAGATTCATTCAACTTAAATATATATTGTTTTGTATAAACCACATCTGGTTCAATACCAAAGAACGTCTTAAAGAACTGTCGTATAGAATACCTTGTTCCTTTTGCACGATACAAATAACTTGAATATTTTACTGCTGTTCTTTTATCAGTAAACCCTTGAAAGTAGTTCTGACCTAATAGGTACTCATCTTCGAAGTATTCAAGCAGTTTTAAATCTGTTGAAGTAACATCTCTTGTATCAAAAATATTGTCTAAGAATGTTGTAAGAGACTCTTCTCTACTTTCAAAGTCGTAATACTTCTTTAAGAAAGTTACAAACTTAGGATAATCACTGAGATAATGTTCTGGTAATACAGATTCAATCTGCGGTTCTCGCAGATTCACATCACGTCTTTGCGTATCCCGTAATGTTTTGTCAAAAACCGTATGTGTGCTCATAGATTACTCTTAGTTTGATGCAGTTGTACGAATACCTTTTGCACTTAAACGTGTATTATCCGATTTAAGGATATACTCACGTGTAGGTACAATGGCACTTGCATTTGCCGCCAATACACTCAACTTAATTGCATCGTTGCTGTTTGCTTTAAATCCTGTTAATGTTACTGTTCCTGCGGAAGAATTAAAAGACCCTGCATTATCTTTAATGATAGTACCAGTAGAACTTTCAATAACCTGTAGAATATTGGATGATAGTTTGTTTTCTAATCTACATGTCTTAACAGTCGGTGTTGGGTTAAGCACTGCATCGTATTCTGGTAAGAATAAGAATGTGGATGTATTCACGACAGTATTGATATCATCTGATACTGCTATAGGCACAGGGAAACTGAATGTAAAGTCTTGCTCTACACCACCAGACGGAGTAAATACTTGTTGCATCTTAGTATCTACACGAGATGATAAGATAGCAGGACTTACGTCATCTACTAATGCTAACATAGAAGATCTACGATATGCTTGACCAAACTTACCTATATTAGTATCGTAATAGTTTTGTACAACGGTCTTTACATTCTCCTGTAAAGTGTTGATTGCCAAGTTAGTATAGTCTGGGTTATATTGGAAGAAAACATTTGTTTCAAGGAACGTTGTAATCGGATCTGAAAATTTAAGACCAAACGATGCAATTGATAATTGATCGACTAATACTCTAATGTTATCCTTTATTGTATTGCGAAGTGCAGTGTTGATATCAGTTTTAAAATCTACTGATAAAAATGCCATTCCAAATTCTGGTACGACATTATCTTCTCCACCCCATGCGATAATATCATTAATATAACTACCATAACTACGTAGAATTAATGTAGAGTAATCAGAGTGGGTTACCATCCTGTTTTGTGATGCGTAACGGAAAGGAGAGTTTCTTCGAATAGAATCAAGTGTTTCTTTTTGAGCACCACCAACAGATCTGTTTACTGTAGAGACAAGAGGTAGTTGTTCAAGACCGATACCAGAAGGTGGTTCGGTGACTTCTACTGTGGCAAGTGGTTCGAACAATCTTGCACCGTTGGCATTTTCTCCATCTACGGATAGATACTCAACAGTAATCTTTGCCCCCGCTTTAGGTACTGCACCTAATGTAGAACCATTACCGAAAGTTAATTCGTAGTATCCGTTCGGTGCCTCTTTAAGAATATACGCAGGTGTTGTGGCAGTAATATTATTTGCAGTTTCCAGATTAATATATGTTGTGAAGTCACTTGACGTAGAACTATCGAATACTTTAATTACTGCGGTAGCACGATCAAGACTCACGTCTGGGATAATGTATACTGTTTCTTCGGAATCTTCACCCGCAAAGAATGTTTTAGTTTTAGCAATACCCTCTTTAATAGGTATGTCTGTACTTCCGTCCAGTGTCTGTAATTGGAAGAAGTTGTTACCATCATTGATTGCTTCAATAAGTTCTTGAGTTTGAAATGTGTATGATGCATCGTTTACATTTGCAGTAAATTTGTATCCAGATGAGATCTGTAGTTTCTCTGGCACATCTGCTTGTGATGTACCAACATTGAAAGACATATTTATCACTGCCTGTGAAGCAGTCTTAGAAGCAGGAATATAACCGAGAGTTTCTGCATGAGACACTACACTCGATCTTAACTGAGCAGTATTCAAAAATGACTCATTCAGTGCCATGTTTGCTGTCAGACCATTAAGGTGTGTGTTATACGCAAGAACATCTAAAAGGTTACTCAGACCAGATGCATCGAAGTCGTAGTCTTTAAACTCTTTCTGCTGTTGTAAATATGTCTTTAGATTGTTTTTTATTGCATTAAAATCTAAGGAACTTGATTGAATTGTTGTTGCCATTATCGTAACCTTGTGAGTCTTGTAGTAAACTCTTCTTCAGTAGCAGAGTTTTGTATGTTAAATATAACCGTGATAGAAATACTATTTTGATCTGGATCCATATCAGTGTATACCTTTATAGTCATAGGATTAACTCTTGGTTCAAATGCTCTAATATTTTCTATAATTGCAATTGCCATTTGTTGTTCCGTCAAATCATCCGCAAACTCAAATAAATAATCTCTAAGGTTCGCACCAAAGTATGGGTTAAACGGTTTCTCTGTTCTTGCAGTCATCAAGATATTTCTTAATGCCTGTTTAATAGATCCTACCGATGATTTTTTATATAAGTCACCTGCACCCTTCGCCGCAAACGAAAGATCTAAATCGATAAACTCACGGTTACTCGAAGACTTAACTGTTGAAGTCTTATTGAGTCCTCCGTCTTCTACTGAAAATGCACGTGCCATTATAGTTTCCTAAATTCTATAAGTCTATTTATACATCATTTACAACTTCTAATAACTCATTTGCACTTAAAAGTGTCCCATTATAATATGTTTCTACTGTATTAGAATATGATACATCGAATGTTTCTGGTACTTTAGGTACCTCTATTGTTACTTGGGCATTTAATGAACCATCTGGATTCCAATTATCATACTCTAAAAACAACTTATCAAAATTGGCATAGTCTTTCCAGTATTCTGCCAGATCAAATGTTCTTTCGAAATCAACTGAACCCTTCTCATCAATCATCCTATATGATACCATTTGACCATCTTGTTTCTTAATATTATCACCTGCGACTGTCTCCAATGGCCCACCTCTGTAAACACCTTCTACTACCACGAGTCGAACGTCTTTGAAAAAATCTTGGTTACCATTAACCATTCGGAATAGTTCTGCATGTAAATATAGATTACGAGAAAGTTGCTTACGGGCATCTTGGTCGTTCTGGTATTTACCTATAGTAGATAAACTACATGGGTTTCCTTTAGATCCAAGGAACTTTGCAATAGAACACCCAGGCGATAGTTTAGTGCCAGAAGTTATAGTTTCTGCAAAGTTTGGATTGTACTTTTGGTCTGGTATAATAATCATTTAAATCTCTTGCCTCTATTATCAACTGAGTTACCCAGTGCATTATAACCAAATCTTGGTGACGTTGTGGCAGGTGAGACACGACCAGTCTTAGGTGGTGTTGGAACTTTCCACTCACCAGATAATATTCCATCTGTCACGAGTAGATCTACCACTGTAGTTCCCTCATCATTTGCGATTGTTCTGTTTGCAGGATCTCTCAATGTAGAACGTACCTCATCAAGTGTAGGAACTTTCTCATATAATCCTGCGTAGTCATCTCTGAATAGTAATTTGTTACGTAGATCATCCTTCGGGTCAATTACGATTGGTCTAATTGATAAATGACCTTCTGATAGTATACCTGCAACTGCATCACATATAGGTACTGGTTTCAACGGTGTGAGGGATTCCATATTTGTAGGTACATCTGGTGCACCACCACTTGGTTGCCCAGGCGACTCTTTCGATGCTTTCTCTGAAGTCTTAGCATTCTCTGCTTTATGTGCATACTTAGATTTGATTGCTTCAAGTGCTTGTCCGTGGAATGAACCATAGAATGATGCACCACTTGTAAATGGTACTGCACCCTGCGGCCCCATGTATACAGGAGATGTCATCTCTACCTGTTCACCACCCATGGCACCTTTCATACCTAATACCGATATTTCAGTGGCAGATATGTTACCCTGCAATGCAGACATCGCAAACTCTTCTTCGGCAGATACTTGAAATCTATTGGCAGTAAAGATCTCACACTCCGCACCAATGTTATTCTTCCAGTAACCTTTTACAACATGATCTTCATTACCCAATACTGTTCTTGCTTCATGCTCAACTGTTTTAAATACAGCAGAACCCTTTGTTGTATAGTTTGTATTGAGACCTACTTTAGTTGTATTGCTCTTACGGTAGTTGCTATTAACATCTCCGTTGACGTTGACATTATAGTCACCCCCAACATCTACATTGTAATCTCCTGTAACTTCAAGGTTTAGATTACCATTATACACTAATTTTCCGTTACCTTCAACTATTACTGTCTGATCACCACCAGTAACTTCTACTTTATTGTTGACTGCACTGATAACAACGGATCCATCCGCACGGACTTCTACACCCGCACCTGTACGATGTTTGAGTAGAATACGTTCTCCGCCAGGCGTATCATCATATGAAATGATATGACCAGAGGTTGTTTCTTTTACTTGGTTATGCGGAAACTTGGATGGTTCTTGATCTTCGAGATCTAAGTCTGTTCCTATAGAACCTCCACTCAGATAAAGGTTTTCTACCTTTAATCCACGGGCAGATTTATGAATAGAAGATCCAAAGTGATATTCCTGTTTGGGATACTCACCAGTAGGATCTTGGAAACCATCCTGTGGTATTCCTTCTGTATTTTCAATAGAAGGATTTGTACCTATGTCACGTTTTTTAGTTGTTGTTGTCATACTGCACTCGCACTTACCAATTCACTTGGTGATTTAGATTGTTCGGTTAACGGGTCTTTATATACTGACTTCTTACCGAACTTGTTTTCAACATAAGATTTGATATCCATGTATGGATCTCGTGATGCTTCGTCAATATCATTATGCCCAAGTACTTGACCGCCAGGGACTACATGATAGAACGACTGACATATTGCTTCTAATGTTTTCATCTGTGATTGTGTAAAGGATCCAGATGATAGATTAAGTAAAGGATCTTGTGCTTCGGATGCAACATTAATACCACCAACTAAACATACGTCAATGCAATTAGCACTGTGACCTAATATGTCACTGGCAGTACTTACGGTGTCCAGAGGTATTCCCCTTTGTAGGGTACCGTCTCTTCGTATAACTAAATGATACTGAATGCCATCGTGACCTGCTTCGTTGTGTCTTATATTAATTTCTTCTGCACCAATATTAGCATTTGTGAATGATTCACTTGCATGAATTATTAACTCTGATACTGCTCTGACATTACTTTTAAACTCTAAACCAAGTTCTTCTTTAGAATTGATATATGGAAATTCCTTTGTATCTGCCCCACTATATCTTTTAGCAAGTTCTTTCAGTGCAATATCTTCTGTATAGAATTCACCTGCTTCTGAAACAATAGATCCAGAGATAGTACTATCAACCTTATCTAATGCAGATGATATAGAAGTCATTTCTTTATCAAATGCGTCTATCTCTGCTTGAGGTACTCCCTCTGCTTCTGCAAGGTTCTTGACTTGTTTAGTAAAACCATCAACACTTTCACCATCTGCTTTACTAATAATACTTTTCATTTTAGCAGAGGTATTATCACTTTTCAATGCAATAGACTTTGCCGCCTTTGTTAAATTAATATC